GGCGAGGGCGAGGGCGAGGGCGGCGCCGGCGGCAATGACAAGGACGATGACGCTGCGGACCGATCGCGGCTGAAGGACACGCACACGCGCGAGGAAGTAGAGGAGCTGCTCCGGGCCGAGAGCAGCCGCAGCGAGAAGAAGCTCGAGGCGGAGCGTGAGAAGATCCGTGAGCAGGCCCGGGAGGAGTATGAGAAGCAGCTCGAGGAGGAGAAGCGGAAGGCGGAGATGTCGGCGGCTGAGCGGGCCGAGGCGGAGAAGCGCGAGGCGGAGCATCGGGCCGAGCAGGCGGAGTCGGAGCTGAAGGCGGAGCGGGAGGCGCGGGCGCGCGCGGACTTCGTGGCGAGCAACGCTGGAGAATTGGACCGCGGCTGGCGGGCCTACGCACTGCAGGAGCTCGCCGCCCGCGCTGAGGACGAGAGCATGGAGGACGTGCTGGCGCGCGTACAGGAGGAATACAAGGCGGAGACGGGCGGACAGGGCGCACCAGGGCGCACGGGGCTACCAGGGCGCCCCAGCGGCGGCAAACCCGCCACGGGGGAGCTCTACAGCCGAGAGCAGTTGGAGGCAATGGGTGAGGAAGAGATCCTGGCCAATCAGGACAAGGTCAACGCCTCACTGGCTGCGCTCAACAACTAAAGACAGGATCGGACGAGGTGACACGACGATGATGATGATGATTGTGATAGCAGCGATTTTCGCTCTGGCCTACGCCACGACGGAGAACTTCATCCCGCGGATCTGGAGCGCGCAGATCTTCCGCCGTCTGCGGGAGGCGCACGTGTTCGGGTCTCTGGCCAATCGCAACTACGAGGGCGAGTTCAGCCAGGGCGGGGACAGCGTGCAGATCACGGCGGTGGGCCGCGTGAGCGTGAGTGACTACAGTGGTAGCGTGAGCGCGGAGGATCTGGAGGACGCCGGTGCCGTGCTGGAGATCGAAAAGGACAAGTACTACGCCTTCAAGGTTGACGACCTGGACCGGCGGCAGGCGAACGCCGACTTCGTCTCAGAGGCGATGGATGAGGCGGGCTACAGTCTGTCGGAGGCGGTGGACGACTACATAGCGGGGCTGTATGGCTCGGCGGGCAGCTCTGTGGGGAGCGCGAACAGCGCGACCTCGATAACAAACGCGAACTTCATCACCGTGATGGCGCAGGTGGCGGAGGCGCTGGATGAGCAGAACGTGCCGCAGGTAGGGCGCTGGTGCGTCATCCCGCCGTGGCTGAAGCGGCTGGGTGCTGAGGCCGGGGTCTTCGACATGAAGGACCCGGAGGCGTACAGCAATGGGCAGCTCACCCGGGTCATGGGGTTCGACTTCCGGATGTCGAACAGCGTGTCAAACAGCGCGGGGACGTACCGGGTGATGGCAGGCACGAGCCGGGCCATCACGTTCGCGGAGCAGCTGGTCAAGACTGAGGCGTACCGCGACCAGGACAGCTTCTCGGATATCGTCCGTGGGCGTCACGTGTATGGCGCGAAGGTCATCGACCCCGAGGCGCTGTGCTGCCTGTACTGCGAGGACGGGTCGTAGGGACGCGCGGGTGAGGTAGGACGTGGCACACACGCACAATAGCGCGCTCGGCGCGCAGCAGCGATCACATGACAGGAGGCCGGACAGATGGCTGACATAACAGAGCTGGAACTGACGCGGAATGAGGACACCGAGCTGAGCACCTCGGAGGGGGCGGCGAGCCAGACGGTGGATAGCGCGCGCGATGAGCGCACGATCATCTACGTGGACAACCAGGACGGCGCAAACGCCGCGACGCTGACGATCAGCGGTGGGGACTTCTGGCACGAGGACATAGGTGATCTCGAGGTGGAGGTGGCCGCGTCGTCCAAGGCGATCATCGGGCCCCTGGAGGGCGCCCGGTTCAAGGACGAGGACGGCGACATCACGATCGCGATCAGCATGGCAGGTGGCGGCAGCGAGTCGGACGTGAAGCTCGCCGCCATCATCCTGCCGTAGCTCCCGCCTCACGGGGGGCCGGCATCCCGGCCGGCCCCCCGCCACATGGGCCTGAGCATAGCGCTCAGGTAAACCGACGCACGAGGAGATGAAGCAGAGATGGCTCTCAGAGACAGCTACTCGGCAGCGGACGGTGCTGGGCCGCGAGCGCGACAGCTCGTGTCGCAGGTGCTGGACACGAGCAGCGGACACACGCACGACGGGGTGGACGCGGCGCTGGTGGCGCAGCATACGAAGGGGCGCATCTACTACGTGGATACGTCCAACGGCGACGACGACAACGACGGGCTGCTTCCGACCGAGGCGTTCAAGACGTCGCAGACGGCCATCGACGCCTGCACGGATAACTACGGCGACCGGATCATCCGCCTGCCCGGCACCGAATCGGTGAGTGAGGCGGTCGACTTCAACAAGAAGGGCATCATCTACCAGGCGGTGGACACGGGCTATAACCGGTTCGGGCAGGGCGAGCGGTTCTGCATCTACGGCACACACACGGACGGGCCGGCCGCTGTGATCTCGGCGCCCTGCCGCATCGAGGGCATCGGGTTTTGTGGCTCGGAGACGGCCGGGGCCTCGCTGGAGATCGATGGCTCGACGGGTGCATTCGGTGGCGGGAACTTCTGGGAAATCATCAACTGCCGGTTCTCGCACTGGGGCATCGCGAAGGCCTATGCGTTGCTGATTGAGGCCGGCTCGGACGGGATCGTCCAGGGCTGCATGTTCGACGGCTACCTGACCGGCTACACCACCGCGGCGATCGGGCTCGACGACTCGGGCTCGAACGGCGTGCTGGCCGTCCGGATCCTCGACAACGAGTTCATCAACATCGGGTCGGGCAAGTACTGCATCCAGATGGTGGACTCGGCGGTGCACTTCCGCATGAGCCGGATCATGCGGAACGTCAACCTGGGCACGGCGAAGTTCATCAACTTTAACAGCGCGGACGACGACGGCTGGACGCTGATCGCCGACAACTACACCGGGGGCACCACGGACACGGGCTCGTACAACGCGAGCGTGGACACGCTGCAGTCGGCAGGCTGGCAGATCAGCAACAACCACTACGACGAGTAAGCGCCGGGTGAGGCAGATGCCAACGATCAGAGCGGCCAGTGGCGCCGGTAACGCCAACAGCTACGTGACGCTGGAGCTGGCGGACGACTACTTCGCCCAGGGGCTGCAGGCATCCGCCTGGAACGCCCAGGAGGAGTCGGACCGCGAGGCGGCACTGATCGGGGCGACCCGAGCGATCGAACGCCTGCGCCTGGGGGGCACACCGGACGACACGTCCACCCCCCAGGCGCTGCACTTCCCACGCGCGGATGACACCGACCGCACCATCGTGGATGAGGAGTTCACGTCCGAGCACGACAGCGCCGTCCAGCTCCTCCGCAGCGGCATCACCACCGACTCGGTGACGGTCGAGGACAGCTCGGGGACGGCATACACCGAGGACACCGACTACACCATCGACTACGACAACGGCACCATCACGGTGGCCAGCACCGGGTCGATGAGCGATGACACGACCTACTACATCAGCTACGACCACGGTATCCCGCAGGCCGTCGAGGAGGCGACCTGCGAGCAGGCGATCTGGCTGCTCCGGGCGGCCGAGGGCGGGGGCGACGATCTGCCCGTGGACCACAGAGAGCTGCAGGGGGCGGGGGTGAGCTCGTTCTCGCTGGACGGGATCTCAGTGAGCTACGAGCGCGGCACGGGAGAGCTGTGCGAGGTGGCCATGGGGCTGCTGCGCGGGTACACGACCAGGACGGGGCACATCATGCCTCGAGGGACGTGACATGGGCTTGACCGGCGATGTGCAGCTCAAGGGGATCCGAGAGTGCCGGGCGGCGCTGGCCGCGGCCAGAGGGCTGTCGGAACGCCACGTGCTCCTGCGACGCCTGGAGATGCACTGGGACGACACCGTCCTCGCCATCATGGGGCTGGCGCAGCAGAAGGCCCCGGTGTTGGAAGGGCATTTGCGAGGCTCGGCCACCAGCCGATCGGTGTTCACCGGAACACACCTCGAAGGCCAGATACAGTTCGGTGGCCTGGCCTCGCGATACGCATCCATCCAACACGAGCGCGAGGACTTCGTGCACCCCAAGGGCGGGCAGGCACACTACCTCTACGGCGCGTCCGACAGCGCCTGGGAGGAGAGCCGGGACCACGAGCTCGCCGCGCTGGACCGGGCGGCGGGACGGATCGCGGAAGATGAGATCTCGGGGAGCATCATCTGATGGCGACGCTGGGGAGGCAGACCATCGAGCTGTGGCGGCCGGCGGGCCTAACGCCCCAGCACCGCCCGCAGGCTCAGCCTGCTGAGCCTGCTCCGGCCCGCCCGGGGTTTGCAGACAACGCAAACCCCACGTGCCACGAGTGCATCGGAGATCGGGGGACATCAGCGCGATGAGCACGCTGGGGAGGCAGACCATCGAGCTGTGGCGGCCGGTGCAGGAGACCACCGGCGACGATGACCTCCAACTGGAGGGGCACTACAGCCAGCTCACCACCTGCACCGCCTGGGTCAAGGAGCTGTCGGGCGACCAGGCGCTCGAGACCCTCGGGACGCTCACGGACACCGCGCTGCGGATCCGGGTGAGGCCGCGGGATCTGGGCGAGCGGCGGATCAGCTCGGGGTGGCGTGTGGTGCACGACGGCAACGAGTACGCGGTGCGGTCGGCCACGCAGACCGGCGGGCTGTGGAACCTGCTGGTGGAACGACTCGGCTGACGGCACAGATGTCTGTCGGGCTGGAAGCCCGACCTACGGTTTACGGCGACGG